AGCAGCGCAAGAAACAGTATCAGAGAAAATATGCCATCGTAAATGGCAGACGAATATACAATTTTGAGGAGTAACACATGAATAAAATCTACAGAGGCTGGTATTTCAGCGACACCAGACAGAAAAGTGAAAACGGCAAAACATTGCTCAAAGCCGCCAAAGGCTCAGAGGTTATCATCGGAGAATATGAAGCAATCAAGCTGGAAATCGACCAGCGCGCTCTTAAAGAACTACAAAAAATGGAGGAATAAACAATGGAAATTTTAAAAGTATCATCAACATCAAACCCTAACTCAGTGGCCGGCGCACTGGCAGGCACAATCAGAGAACATGGCAGCGCAGAAATTCAGGTTATCGGAGCAGGCCCGCTCAATCAGGGAATGAAAGCCGTTGCAATCGCAAGAGGATTCTTAGCACCAGGAGGAATTGACCTGGTATGCGTACCGGCATTTATTGACATCGACGTGAACGGAGAAACCAGAACAGCTATAAAGCTTATCGTTGAGCCGAGATAATGGAGGTTGCAAATGAGCTGGTTTAACAAAAAAGAAGAAATTATTCCCGTGCCGCAGAACGAACTTATTATTCCCGTGCCAGATATCAAGCAATATTTGGTACAGGAATATGAAAAAGTCAGACAGCTTGAAACCTATACGCGGGAACTCGAAGCACAACTTGAAGAAGCGGAAGCACTGCAGCACAAATATGATGCCGCCATGGTAGTTCTGGACGAATACAAGAACAGATTGACACGAGTCGAAGCTGACCTCAGATTTCAAAAAGAAAGAAATAAAATGATAAAGGAAGAAAACAATCAGATAAGAGATGACTTAAATTCTTATAAGCTCAAATTCAACCAGGCCGCATTGGTCAAAGAAGATATAGAGAAAGAAATTGTTTCGGAAACAAAAGCCAAACTCGCTGCGGCCGTCACTGAATATAAAGGAAATTTAAGCAAAACAAAGATTATCCAACTGATACAGGAGGCGGAATAATGGCAATAGAATATAAAATCGTCGACACAATAGCGATTCTCTCCCACAAAAACGCTTGGACCTTGGAACTGAACATCGTCAAGTGGGGAGACAATGCTCCCAAATTCGACATCAGAACCTGGAATGAGGACCACACCAAGTGCGGGAAGGGCATCACCTTAACCGATGAAGAGGCCCAGGCACTGGTTGCAGCACTGCAGCGAAGGTTATAACTCAGCAACGAAAAGGAGGAAGAGGATGCAAACTTTTGAAGGAATCTGCATGTTCTGCGGTCAGATTCAGCCGGTTATGGCAGAAAGCCCCGAAGAAGCACACGTCATTGTAACAGAACGATGCAATTGTGACGGCGCAATTTTTGAAAAAAGAAAAGCGTGTCTTAAAGAAAACATCGCCGAAGTGGCCGGAACCGGCTGCGAAAAGTACGGCTTCAATCCGTTGGATGCCGAAATTATCAATCTGCTTTATGCAGCTGGTGTGATGGTGATGCTCGATAAGATGCAGCAAATCAGCGTGAGCGCAGACGGAACAGCAGTAAAAATCAGCACCAACACAAAAGGCCAGGTCAAAGTGACCAGAAAAGAACAGAAAAATATCAGCACAGAAGTTTAAGAAAAAAGCCTGGGACAAGCTGTCCCAGGCATACCTATCGGAAACGAAATCCTCATTATATATAAGGAAACACATCGCGCAATCGGGCGCATTAAAACTTGATTAGAGTATTAACAAGACGGATGGTGAAAGATGAAAGTATTCAAAGATGTTTGCCAGGCGGGCAAAACAATCGATGTTACCATAAAGGTTGCCTCAGGCTGCCATGGTGGTAAGAGAAAACCAAAAATGAATATCACATCAGAAAAGGTGCAAAGAAACAATGACCGTCTTGCTGTGAAGGAATTGACCAGGAAGCTGAACGCAAACTTTGTTCCCGGTGACCTGCATGTAGTTCTTACATACGAAATTGCTCCCGAAAAGCTCCAGGCGAAAAAGGACCGCGAAACTTTCATCAGAAAACTTCGCAAGGAGATGACCGGCCAGGGCAAGGAACTGAAGTACATAGCTGTAACTGAATATGAACATACAAGAATTCATCACCATTTAGTTCTCAGCGCGGTTGACATCGACACTCTCTCAAGAGTATGGGACAAAGGATATGTCAGAACAACAGCGCTCGACGAATCCGGCCAGTATTCTAAACTTGCCGAGTACCTTATAAAAGAGACACAGAAAACCTTCCGTGAAGAGGGAAGTGTATATAAGCGCCGTTACTCCTGCAGCGGAAATCTTATCAAGCCGCAGGTGGTAAGAATTGAAGTTGACCCATCAGAGCTGTTCGAAGATCCTCAGCCTGAAGAAGGTTATTACATAGACTACGAAAGAAGATACGAACATCCGGTTACAGGACTGGAGCATCTGGAATACATGATGGTTACTGACGGTGAGCCAAAAGACCTCAGCTGGCTGGCCGGCAAGACCATTTCAGGAAGAGAGTACTTCCACATCAACTATGAAGAGGAACAGATAAGCTTAGGCATCTAAGCTCTGTTTGACATACAACGAAAGGAGTGAGCATAGATGAGAGATTATCAAAGAGAAAAGAATAATCAGTGGGTGCTGCCAAAGTATTTGTACCGGCAGACACTTTGGCTTATAAGAGACTACAACCGTCTTAAGGAGGATTACACCGACACGCTTGAAGAAAGCCACTCGCCTGACAGCGGTGGCCGCGGAAGCAAACCAGGCGATCCGACAGGAGCACTTGCCTGCAGGCTCGAATCTATGCACGACCGTATCCGTGCAGTCGAAAAGGCAAGAGAAGAAATTCCAGCGGAATACTTCGAAGGTATATGGAATCAGATTATTTACAACCACAGATATCCCAATGATGCGGACCGTCATACATATGGGAGATGGAAAGCACGCTTCGTGTGGCTGGTAGCTCACTATTTGAAGTGGATTTAGAAAAGATGCGCCCACGGGGAAAAAAATAAAAGGTATTATGATAGTGTGAAGAGTTGCAGATGCAGCTCTTTTTTTATGGGAGGAAGTATGGCAAGAGAATTTGCAAGGAAGTTCTATCATTCACAGAAATGGGAGAAGATGCGCGAATATATTCTGATTCGTGACAAGTATAAATGCCAGAGATGCGGAGAGACAGGAATACTGGAAGTGCACCACAAAATTCATCTGACTCCGGACAATATCGAAGACGGCAATATTTCTTTGAATGAAAACAACCTCATAACTCTTTGCAGAGATTGTCACTTTGCTATTCACGAAGAAGATAAGGCAGGAGGGAACAAGAATAATCAAAAGCCAGACTGTGAGCCTGGTTTTAAGTTTGATGAGAATGGTTTTCTTGTTCCAATAGACTCCCCCCTAAAAAAATAATCGGGTAGCTCAAGGCGAACCGTCGGAGGTGGTCCTTTCTCTTCCTGGACGGGGTCGCACATGTGAGGGGGTAACATGGCACAAAAAGTTGAAAAAACAAAAGAACAAAGAATAAAGAGCGAAATATCGAAATTGAAGAAAATTTTCGGCAATTTGGACAAAGAACGCATGATTTTGGCCATAAAACTCATCGAAAATGCTGCATTTATGACTGTGACTCTGGAAGATCTGCAGAAGCAAATCAACGCAGAAGGCTCAATCCGTACCGGCACCAACGGAAATGGTTTTGAGACAACTCAGGAGTCACCGGCACTGAAGGCATACAACTCTGTGATGCAGCGGTACACACCATGCATCAAGCAGCTGACAGATATGCTCCCAGATTCGAAGTCGGCAAGCGCGGCTAAGGCAGGGGAAGCTCTGGCAGCGTTCGTTCAAAAAGGAAAACCACAGGGGCGTGGTCTTAAGTGAACTATGTAAGAGAGTATTATGAACATCTGAAAGCTGGAAAAGATCCGGCTTGTACAGAAGTATTGAGTATTTACCGGCGCATGGTGGAGGAAATGGACCGCCATGACAATGACCCATTCCGGTTCTACTTCGATGAAGAGGTCGGAGAACACGTCATTACATTTATCGAGACCTTCTGCCGCCATTATGAAGGTGAACACGCCGGTGAATTGGTTGAACTGGAACTTTGGCAGAAAGCATTTATACAAAGCGTCTTCGGATGGCTGGAAAAAGACACGGGACTGCGCCGGTTCCGGGAGTACGCACTGGAAGTGCCGCGTAAACATGGCAAATCATTCCTGTCTGGCTGCATCGCTACCTACATGTTGGTAGCAGATGGTGAAGCGGGAGCACAGGTGTACTCAGCTGCCAACAAACTTGACCAGGCTAAATCG